TGCACCAATCTATAGCAAAGATGGATTAGATGTATATGAGAAAGCAGAAAAAAATAGAACTTATGTCATTGTAGCTGACACCGCAAAGGGTGTAGAAGGTGATTATTCAGCATTTCAAATTATTGACATTACTGAAATGCCATACAAACAAATCGGCAAGTACAGAAACAATAAAATCAGTCCTTTGCTTTATCCATCGATTATTTACAAAATAGCAAAAGAATTCAACGAAGCGTATGTGCTGGTAGAAATAAATATTTCTGAACAAGTGGCTGACATTTTGTACAATGAATACGAATATGAAAATATTATTTTTGTAAATAGAACTATCAAAGGACAAATTGTTTCAGGTGGATTTGGAGGAGGAAAAACACAACTTGGTGTAATTACAGATAAAAAGATTAAAAGAATTGGATGTTCTAACTTTAAGTCAATGACTGAAGAGAAAAAACTTATTATTCGTGACGCGGACACTATTTCTGAAATTTCAACTTTTATTCAAAAAAGAAATAGTTACGGAGCAGATGAAAATTATCATGATGATCTAGTTATGCCCTTTGTTTTATTTTCTTGGCTTACAACTAATCCATATTTTAAAGATTTAACAAATATAAATATACGAAAAGAGTTATATGAAAAACGTATTCAGAACATTGAACAAGAATTAACACCATTTGGACTTATTGACGATGGACATGATGAATCATCTTTTATAGATTCAAGTGGTCAAACATGGGAACATGAAAATTCGTTTTTTTATAAATAAAACAAGAATAATGAATGAATACTCTTAAAGTGAAAGAAAAGATATAACATCTTAAAATCAAGGAGAAAAAGAATGGCAATCAATTTAATCTCACCAGGAATTAAAATTACTGAGCAAGATCAGGTAGCAACAATTCCTGCTGGCGGCGCAACCGTAGGTGCGGTAGTCGGTATGCATAGATGGGGTCCAGTTGAACAGGCTACGTTGGTAACTAGTGAAACAGAATTGGTTAGCAAGTTCGGTGCACCTAATGCAACAAATGTAGTTGATTTTCTAACTGGCGCTAACTATCTATCATATGCAGGTGCATTGTACGTTTCTCGTGCAAACACTACTGGCTTGCTCAATGCAACAGCAGAAGCAACGACTGGTTCAGGCACAGCAGGCACGGGACTTTTAATTAAGAACGATGATGTATATGATGACTTATACGAAGATGGTTCTGGTAACGTAGGACCATGGATTGCTAAATGTGCAGGCGCACTCGGTAATTCTCTTAAAATTTCTACATGCCCTTCAGCGGCCGCATGGGAATCAACTTTAACTGGTACGTTTACTGTAGCCGCAGGTTCAACTTTAGTTGTCGGAGCGAGTTCATCCGCAAATACTGAAATTACCGTTGGGGACATTCTAGTCATTGGTGGACGTTCAATTAAAGTAGCATCAGTTACAAATGCAACACATTTAACACTTGAATCATCACATTTGACTGGAGCAACTGGAGTCACAGTAACGCGCCGTTGGGAATATTTTGATTCATTTGATTTAGCACCAGGCACATCAACTTATGCCGCAGCCAAAGGTGGCGCAAATGATGAAATGCACATTGCAGTTGTTGACGAAAATGGTTTATTTACAGGAGCAGCAGAAACATTGCTTGAAAAATTTGTTGCCGTTTCAAAAGGTAACGATGCAAAAGGCGAACAAGGCGGCAATAGTTTCTACAAAGATGTAGTAAACAGTGGTTCCAAGTACATTCGTTGGATGGATAAGGATGCTGCCGGAACAAACTGGGATACAACTGTTGTAAACAAAACTTTTACCGCAGTTAATGCACCAAAAAATTACTCACTTGCTGGAGGTGCAGATGGTTCAGCACCAACAGACGCACAAAAGATTACTGCATTTGACGTATTCAAGAACAAAGCAAACTTAAAGATTGATTTAATTCCAATGGGTAAAGCATCTGCTACGGTTATTAACACAGTAATTGCAGACATTGCCGAAAAACGTAAAGACTGCGTGGTTGTATTCTCTCCAGAAGAAACGGATTGTGTGAACAATGTAGGTGACGAAGCAACAGATATTAATGCATTTGCTAATACAGTAACACGTTCGACTTATGCGTTTATGGATGGCAACTGGAAATATCAGTACGACAAGTATAATGACACATATCGTTGGGTACCTTGCAATGCTGACACAGCAGGTTGCATGGCAAGAACAGACAACGAAAGCGCACCATGGTTCTCACCAGCAGGTTTTGCAAAAGGTCGTATCCTCAACGTAACAAAACTTGCATGGAATGCAAACGAAGCAGAACGCGATCTTTTATACAAAAATGCAGTTAACCCAATCTTCTCACAACCTGGTCGTGGTGTAGTATTGTTTGGTGACAAGACATTCACAACAAAAACTGGTTCATTTAGCCGCATCAATGTTCGCAGATTGTTCATCACAATTCAACGTGCAATCGGCACATTTGCTGAAGACATATTGTTTGAACAAAACGATACGGCAACCCGTTCATTGTTCCTAAATACTGTAGAGCCATACCTAAGAAGTGTGCAAGCACAGCGCGGTATGACTGATTTTCGTGTTATCTGCGACGAATCAAACAATCCAGAAGACGTAGTTAATGCAAACGAATTTGTGGCAGACATTTATGTTCGCCCAATTGCGTCGATTAACTTTATTCAGTTGAACTTTGTTTCAGTTCGTGGCGCGGCAGCCTTCGCAGAATTGGGCTAAACTTGGATAAATAGATAAAAGAATCTAAGGAGATAAAATGGCCGTTAATACACTATCACAAATAACGACTGCAATTGGAGTTGGTGCACGCCCCAATCTCTTCCGAGTTTCATTCGCAGGTGAGTTTTCTCATGGATTTGAATCAGCAACATATTCAATTCTTTGCAAGGCAGCTCAAATTCCTGGTTCGACTCACGGAACGATTGAGGTGCCAACTGGCGGAGGACGCAGATATAAGATTGCTGGTGACAGAACCTTTGCAGAATGGACCACAACAGTTATCAATGATTCAAACATGAACGCTAGACGTTTAATTGAAGAATATCAAACAAAATTTGTTTTCGCAAACTTTGAACTTGGATCAGTTAGCGCTGGTGGTAGAACTACAGACTCATTACTCACAGTAGTAACTGTACAGCACTTGAATCAAGCTGGTAATGCAACAAGAACCTACACTTTGAATAACTGTTTTGTAAGCGACATTTCTGCGGTTGATTTGTCATATGACAGTACCGATGCAATTTCAGAATTCACGGTTACATGGGTTTATGATTACTTCACCGTAGCATAACGAAATAGGAGATTAATAAATGTCAGTTTTTTCAATTACCGCTTTCAGAAGTGCGTTAGCAGGAGGCGCAAGGCCTAATTTATTCAGATTTACATTTGGCGCACTACCATCAGGTGTAACTTTATCAAATGCAGATGTTCTTGTAAAAGCAGGTGCAATTCCTGGTTATACTGTGGGTGTTATTGAAGTACCATTCAGAGCTCGTAGAATTAAAGTTCCGGGCGACAGAACATTCGCTGAATGGACAGTAACAGTAATTAATCATGAATCACAAAAAATTCGTAAAGGTTTTGAAGATTGGATGTCTTACATCAATGATCACAATTTTGCAAATGCAAATTTAAGGAGAGCAGGCACAGGAATTGACTATACTACACAGATTACTGTAGATCAGTTAAAAGATGATAACTTTACTAAATCGAAAACAACTAAACTGTTTCACGCCTTCCCTACTGATGTAAGTACAATTGATTTATCTTACGACACAACAGATGCTGTAGAAGAGTTTACTGTAACTTTTCAATACGTCTATTCTACTTAATTGATGAAACCTTTTCGCGGCTATAAATAGTTGCGTAATAGTTTCAAAGGGGGCTATTTCGCCCCCTTTTCTTATGAAAAGAGAAAAATATGGCAATTAAACTGTTCGGTTTTAAAATTGGTAAGGATGAGCCTGCACAAGAACAGGTAAGATCATTCGTACCACCAAATGATGATGATAATGCAGTCAATATTGTCGGTGGCGGAGTTTATGGAACTTATGTTGACCTTGAAGGTACAATTAAAAACGACTCAGAACTCATTCGCAAATATCGTGAAATGGCACTTCAGGCAGAATGTGACACAGCGATTGATGATATTGTAAACGAAGCAATTGTCTATCAGCCAGATCAGTATCCAGTACAAATTGTATTGGACAAGTTACAACAACCAGAATCAATTAAGAAAAAAATTCGTGATGAATTTGAGCACATTCTTAAACTTTTAGATTTTGGTAATCAAGGATATGATATATTTCGTAGATGGTACGTTGATGGTCGTTTATACTATCATTTAATCATTGATGAAAAACAACCTCGCGCAGGATTGAAAGAAGTTCGTTACATTGACCCTCGCAGAATTCGCAAAGTACGCGAAATACCAAAAACAAAATTAGTGCCAGGGCAAACAGAATTATATATCGATCCAATTGAATACTATGTGTATTCTCAAAAAGGATTTGCAAAAGATGCCAATCAAGGTTTAAAAATTGCACCTGATTCAATTTGTCATGTACACTCTGGCATTTCAGATAAAGATGGTAAAGTTATTATCTCACATTTGCATAAAGCAATTCGCCCACTTAATCAATTGCGTATGCTTGAAGATGCAACAGTTATCTATCGTATTTCTCGTGCACCTGAACGCAGAATCTTTTACATCGATGTGGGCAATCTACCAAAAATTAAAGCAGAACAATATCTTCGTGAGATTATGCAGAAGTACAAGAATAAACTTGTATACGATGCGACCACAGGAGAAATTCGTGATGATAGACGTTTTCAAACAATGCTTGAAGATTTTTGGCTACCTCGCCGTGAAGGTGGTAGAGGTACAGAAATTACGACACTTCAAGGCGGCCAGAATTTAGGTGAAATTGAAGATGTTCTATATTTTCAAAAGAAACTTTATAAATCGCTTGGCGTTCCAATTTCGCGTTTAGAATCTGATAGTGGCTTTTCTCTCGGTCGTGCATCAGAAATTACACGCGATGAATTAAAATTTTCAAAATTTATTGCAAGACTACGCAATCGATTCACGCATTTATTTGATCGTATGCTTGAGACACAACTAATTCTTAAAGGTATTTGTACTAAAGCAGAATGGCAACAAATTAAAGAAGAAATTTATTTTGACTTTATTACCGATGCACATTTTACTGAACTGAAAGATGCTGAAATTCTTAAAGAACGTTTAACACTTCTTTCAGATGTTGATCAACACGTTGGTAAATACTTCTCTATTGCTTATGTTCGTAAGAAAATTCTACAACAGACTGAAGATGACATTACACAAATGAACAAAGAAATAGCAGAAGAAAAAACAACAATACCAGAAGAAGAATCAGAGCCACTTTCAATGCCCGTAATGCCTTCTGCGCCTTCGACACCAGTCGCACAAGAAGTTGTGGTGAAAGTAAAGAAAGAGGAAGTAGAGCCTCATATTGTCGATGATACGGATCAAAAAGAGTTAGCCAAATCAATGACTAAGTTTTTTGATACACTAGTTGAAGAGGCAAGAGGTGATAAAAAAAACAAATGATAACATAATTAACGATGCACTTTCGATTGCTGCTTCGGTAGCATATACTAAGAAAGAGATTGCAAAACTCAAAGAAGAGTTTCAATCACAAATTGTTGAACAAGGCCCTATTGGTCCAACAGGACCACGCGGTTTCATTGGTGCAAAAGGAGAACCAGGCGCACAAGGACCGAAAGGTGACAAAGGCGATATAGGTCCTCAAGGATTTATTGGCGACACAGGACCACAAGGATTAAAAGGCGACAAAGGCGATACCGGCGAAGTAGGTTCACAAGGACCCCAAGGCGAACAAGGTCCCGTTGGACCTCAAGGCATACGAGGTGAACGTGGTCTTCAAGGAGAACAAGGTCCGCAAGGCGACAAAGGCGATAAGGGAGACAAAGGTGAGCCTGGTAAAAATGGAGTAAACGGAAGAAATGGATCGCAGGGAGCAATGGGTCCTGTTGGTCCAGCAGGTCCACAAGGAATTCAAGGTAAACAAGGCCCTAAAGGTGAGACAGGAAAAGTTGGGCCACAGGGCATTCAAGGTGAACAAGGCCCTAAAGGCGAACCCGGACCACAAGGTGTTCAAGGATTACCTGGTAAAGATGGGCAAGACGGCGACATCAAACCAATCGAACAACGGTTCATAAAGTACACAAAAAAAATAACAGATGATTTTGCAGAGTATCGCACTCGGCTAAACGCACTCATTTCTAAATCGCTTGCAAGCGATGCATGGAAAGCAACTGGTTCTGGTGAAGTAAATCTACGCTATCTTGATGACGTAGATCGTAATAGTATTCAAGACGGCTATGTTCTTTCTTATAATTCAACAACTCAAAAATTTGAATTTATTGAGCAAGCCGCAGGTGGCGGTGGCGAAAGTTCTGTGGATAATGTTGCAAGAAATATAGCAAACTCCGCATGGGCAACTGCGAATTCTGCTTATAATCAAGCAAATAATACAACATTCAATATACTTACTGTTAATGGTAATTTAAATTCTAGACATATAATACCACAATTAAACAATGCATATGATTTAGGCAATTCTACAAATAGATTTAGAGATTTATATCTCACGGGGCAAACTATTGATTTAGGTGGAGCTAGATTTTCATCAAATTCTGAAACTGGAATTGTTGCAATAATACCACCACCAACATTAAGTAATCCTTCACCTAGAGCACTTATTGTAACTCCAACAGGATCTGGAGTTGCAAATACTACAAACGGTGAAATTAATTTCGTATCTGTGGCTGCACAAACACGTGGATTTTCTACAGAAACAAATTACAATAATTTAATAGGTAGACCAAATCAAGATTTAAATACATCATCAAATGTTATATTTAATAATTTAAGTCATAATGGATTAGTTATGACTCAAGGAACTAATATTGATCAATATTATGAATTAAATATTAACATGCAAATGACTGATGAATGGCAAGATACTCCAATTAAATCTACAGCTTTACCAACAGGCACATATATAGTGCAAGTATTTGCAAATGATAACAGTGTTGGAGGGCAACATTACAATGAAACATATTCGGGGCTTATGTCGTGGTATTCTTCAGACACCGATTCTACTGTTTTTGATGAAATTGTTTTACATCGTGCTGGGCGCGGACCTGGATCAGGTGTATTATTTTTGAGAGTACAAAGAACTGAGACATCAAATCAGGATGACTTGAAACTTCAAGTTTCAGGCACAATACAAACTATCGGTGCTGTACTTTATACGTTTAAATTCAGAAGAATGTTGTAAGATTATAAATAAGAAGATTAAGTTTTAAATGGACATTAAAGGAGATTTCCATGACATTTAAAGTCAAAACAGGCATCAAAGTTAATAATACAGATGTCGTCAATTCAGCTGGCTACTGGATTGGTTCATCAATTACTAATGATAAAACATCGGCTGCATCTGCTAATGGAGCTTCTACCATTGTTCTACGCGATGCATCAGGATCTTTTTCTGCCGGCGCAATTACAGCAACATCATTTTCTGGTGATGGTTCAAGTTTAACTTCATTAAATGGTTCCAATATTTCTTCAGGTACAATTAATAACGCTAGAACAACTGCTGCTTCAGCAAATGGTGCTTCAACAATTGTTTCTAGAGATGCTTCTGGTGATTTTAGTGCAGGCGTAATTACAGCAACAGCTTTCAGTGGTTCAGGTGCAACACTTACGAGCATTCCTAACTCAGCTACAACTGCTTCTTCAGCCAATAGTGCATCTACGATTGTTGCAAGAAATAATCAGGGTGGATTCAATGCTGGTGATATTACTGCGACATCGTTTTCTGGTGACGGTTCCTCACTTACATCATTAAATGCTTCACAGATTACATCGGGTACTTTAGATAATAATAGAACAACTGCTGCTTCATCTAACGGTGCTTCTACAATTGTTTCTAGAGATGCTGTCGGTAGTTTCGTTGGTAATCAAATAACTGCAACACTATTTTCCGGCTCTGGTGCATCATTAACAAATATACCAAATTCAGCTACAACTGCTTCTTCAGCCAACGGTACGTCTACAATTGTTTCTAGAGATGCTGCTGGTGGATTTACAGCTGGCGCAATTACAGCAACATCATTCTTCGGTGACGGTTCCTCACTTACATCATTAAATGCTTCACAAGTTACATCAGGTACTTTAGATAACGGTCGAACAACTGCAACATCTACAAATACTCCATCAGCAATAGTATCAAGAGATACTAATGGAAATTTTGTAGCAAATGTGATTAGTGTTACAACAATAACTGGGAATGGTTCAGGTTTAACATCACTCAATGCATCACAAATCACATCAGGAACTCTATCAAACGATAGAACAACTGCTGCTTCAGCAAATGGTGCTTCTACAATTGTTTCTAGAGATAGTGCTGGTTCTTTTAGTGCTGGTGCAATTACAGCAACATCATTTTCTGGTGATGGTTCAAGTTTAACTTCATTAAATGGTTCCAATATTTCTTCAGGTACGATTAATAACGCTAGAACAACTGCTGCTTCAGCAAATGGTGCTTCAACAATTGTTTCTAGAGATGATTCAGGATCTTTTACTGCAAATATTGTAACTGCTACAACCGTTAATGCAACTTTTGTTGGTAATGGATCTGGTGTAACAGATATTAATGCAGATAATATTACATCAGGAACTTTAACAAATTCTAGAACAACTGCATCAAGTTCTAATGGTGCATCAACAATTGTTTCTAGAGATGCCGCAGGATCTTTTCAAGCAAATATTGTAACTGCTACAACATTTTCTGGTTCTGGCGCATCATTAACGAATATTCCTAATTCAGCAACATCAGCAACATCTTCGAATACCGCTTCAAGTATTGTATTAAGAGATGGTAGCGGAGGATTTTCTGCGAGTAACATTAATATTACAGAACTTACCGCTAGCGGAAATGCAATTATTCATGGTAATTTGACTGTTAATGGTACAACGACAACTATCAATTCAAACGTTGTTGATATTGGCGATAGTATTATTTTGTTAAACAGCGATGAAACTGGAGTGCCCTCACAAGATTCAGGTATTGAAGTTGAAAGAGGTTCAAGTACAAATGTTAAACTATTATGGAATGAGACTGATGATAGATGGGTATTTACTAATAACGGCGCAAACTATCATAACATTCCTATTACATCAGAATATACGAATACTATATATTCTGTTTCGGCTGAAGTTCCTGGTTCTGGAGGTGGCGCATTTCTTAGATTGTCTGGTACAGATAACACGACAGATGATGTTAGGTTTGTTGGTTCGGGAACAGTAACAGTTACTAGAACTGATGCAAATACAATTACAATTGGCGGATCTGGAGCAGTAGAAACATCTACTTCAGGTATTACAAGTGCATCTGCGGTAATTGTAGATATATTTTCTATAGGAACATATCGTACTGCTGAATATACATATCACGCGAAAACTACAACAGGCACACCATATTTTTCAACAGGAAAAATTAATCTTGTTCATGATGATACGAATGTTTATTTAACAGAATATGCTATTGTATCTACAAATTCAAATGATGATTTGGTAATATTTACATCAAATATTAGCTTAGGTAATTTAAGATTATTGGCTCAAGCTACAAATGCAACAGTTACAGTTAAAATAGCGGAAGCAGTATATAGCACGGTATAATACATTATTCATAGGCAGGTTTATATAAACGTGCCTTAACCTCTGAGTTAAAACGGGACGAGGTAATGGCAAATTTTAAAATAAAAAATGGTATCACTATTGGTGCCAATGGAATTACATTTTCAGACGGATCAATTCAAGTTGCAGCGCCTGCTGCAAATACAACAGGATCATCTTCAAATACAGTAAATACACTTGTTCTTAGAAATTCTTCAGGAGGATTTTCTGCTGGTGTAATCGTAGGTGAATCTTTTATTGGAAATTTAAATGCATCGAATATTGTTTCTGGTACAATATCGAATGACAGAACTACAGCAACTCAAAATAGCACATCAAACACTATAGTTTTAAGAGATTCAACTGGATCTTTTAGTGCTAATAATATTACAATCAGTGGAAATTTAATTGTTAGTGGCACATATACGACAATAAACACTGAAATTATTGATCTTGCTGACAATAAAATTGTTTTAAACTCCAATCATGTTGGTGCACCTACCGAAGATGCAGGTCTCATCGTAAATCGTGGAACATCATCAAACATTGAATTAATATGGGATGAAACAAACGATTATTGGTCAGTAGGAACTTTAAATTTTCAAGCAAATAATTTTATTGGAAATTTAAATGCATCTAATTTAACATCTGGCACAATCAGTGACTTACGACTTCCTACATCTGGAGTAAGTGCTGGTGCGTACGGCAATTCATCACATGTTTCACAAATTATAACAGATACGTACGGTAGAATTACATCTGCATCAAATGTTGCAATTCAAATTTCATATTCTTCTGTATTAGGCTTAGAAAATTCTGCAACAATTATATCATCTTCAGCCAATGGTGCATCAACAATTGTTTCTAGAAATGGTTCTGGTTCATTTTCTGCAAATACCATCACAGCAACAACATTTAATGGATCTCACATTGGAGATGGTTCTGGACTATTAAATATAAATGCATCAAGTATTACATATGGAACATTAAGTACTGCAAGACTTCCTACATCTGGTGTTTCAGCAGGAACTTATGGAAGTTCATCTTTAGTTCCACAAATCACTATAGATACATTTGGTAGAATTACTTCAGCAGCAAATGTTGGGTTTTCTCTTGATGCTAGTAACATATCAGGATTAGCAACATCTGCAACTACTGATACAACAAATGCTTCAAACATTACAATAGGAACTTTAAACAATGCTAGAACAACTGCTGCTTCAGCCAATGGTGCATCAACAATTGTTTCTAGAAATGGTTCTGGTTCATTTTCTGCAAATACCATCACAGCAACAACATTTAATGGATCTCACATTGGAGATGGTTCTGGACTATTAAATATAAATGCATCAAGTATTACATATGGAACATTAAGTACTGCAAGACTTCCTACATCTGGTGTTTCAGCAGGAACTTATGGAAGTTCATCTTTAGTTCCACAAATCACTATAGATACATTTGGTAGAATTACTTCAGCAGCAAATACATCAATAAATCGTGTTGTTTCAATTAATGATGCAAATTCAATCACTTTAAATGCTGATACAACAGACTTAGGTATTCAATTAAACACACAAAGTGCAGGAACACTAACTATAAATGCGCCAACTGGAACTCCTAATGATGGTCAAAAAATTATGTTAAGAATTAGAACATCAAATATTCAAACACTTAGTTTCAACGCTATTTTTCAAGGATCTACAGATTTAAATTTACCTACTAGTACAAGTGGAAGTTCAAAATTTGATTATATGGGATTCATATATAATTCTACTTCAACAAAATGGCAATTATTAGCTAAAATTTTTGGATTTTAAAAAAAGGATAATTAATTATGAAAGTTTATAAATTTACTATATCTTATGATAACAAACCATATACAGATTCAGTTATTTTACCTATTGATCACAATAAAACAGATGAAGAAATTTGTCAAATGATGATGAATAAATTTATATCATGGAAACAAATGTTAAAAACTGCCGGTGAAATAACTCCAGAACCTTTTGTATCATTAGAACAAGAAGATCAAGAATCTTCTTAAAATGTAAATTATACCTTTATGGTAACTAAAACTTGGGTAGGACCTAGTTCCGGTTCATATAGTACAATTAGTAGTTGGAGTCCTTCCGGTGTACCTGTAAATGCTGATGATTTGGTGTTTAATTATAGCGCGTCAGTGAGCTTAAGTACAACATCTAGAACGTGGAGAAATATAACAATTAATAATGGCGCCACTGTTACTTTTACAGGAACTGGAACAAAAATTATAACTGGTAATATTAGCAATTCTGGTACACTAAATGTAACTGCTGGTACAACCCTTATTTCAGGTACTGGTGATCAAAATTTAGGTTTTAATGGTTCATTTATAGCATTTACGTTTAGCAAAACCGCTGGCACATCGGCTAATTTTTTTGGAGCACTTACCTGTACAACGTTGCTTGTGACAAATGGAAATATTAATACCAATGGTTATACCATAACTTGTAGTACTTTTGCTTCAAGTGGCAATACTAATAGGACAATAAATTTAAATAACGGAGCAATTTATGTAACAGGTACTTCTGGTACGGTATGGAATACCAGTCACACTACAACTGCAGGATTGACCTCTTTTACTAGAAGTGGCTCTGTTTATATACAGCCAGCAAGCGGCACCTCAGCTATTACAATAATTGGTGGAGGAATATCAGGTAATTTTACACAAGGAGCAAGACAAAATGGAGTCCCTCCGTTTTTTCAACTTGATAACAATAGAAACTATACAGTAACAAATCAATTTGAAACTTTGCATTTGTATGGAAATATGTCTGGAACAAGTACGCCTACAATTTGGGGAAATTTTGAAGGTATTCCAGTTAGCTACAACAATCGAACAACTACAAATTTAACAATGTGTATGAGAAATAACAATACAACAAATAATATTCGTTGGCAAGGTCAAATTACAAGCTATACAACAAATAATCCTGATAATTTTACTGGCTCAGTTTTCAATTTTGATGGAGCTAGAGCAGATACTTATAATATGAATGCTAATGGTGTAACTCATAATCTTCATTATATGGAAACAGTGTCACAGGGATGGGTTTCTAAAATTTGTACATTTGTTTGTAATGGAACAGGTTCAAGATATTATTTTCTTCAATGTAATTTTGATAGAGTTACTTTGAGTTTTAGTGGAACTAATTCTATTTATGATGTAGAAAATTTGAGTGAAAATGATTCTACTACAACTTTGAATACAAGTTTCAGCGGCACAAATAATACTTTTAATTTAACAGATTTATCTATAAAGGGCGCAGCAACACATACTGCCGGTACTTTGACTGTACACAATCTATTTCGGTGTAGAAGTTTCACCTGTCAAGGAACTGCTGCAAAAGTATGGAATTTTTATGATTGGATTAAAACCAGTGGAACTGGAGCAGTAAGTATTACAGGATCAAATATCACAAATAATACCTATGCATTGGTAGGCAATCTTGGAGGATTTATAGCCGTAGGAACAGGAGTTAATAATTTTGGTTCATTAGTAGGAACAAGTGCACCTAGTGTTCAATTTACAACTGATCCAGATCCAGATTACTATTCAGCTCCAATAACTAGAACTTATTCAAATATTGCAGGTAATGTATTTAATTGTGAATTTTTTCACAATCATCATACTTTTACGATAACCAGTAGCCTTACTGTATATGGTAATTTTCGAATACATAAACCAAGCAGTCCCACTACAGTGATTTGGACAACTTTAACGATAAATTGGCAACCTGTTGTGAACAATGCAACCTTTTTTACACATTTCGCGGAGGAGTCTGGTTTGTGGGATACAGGACCAATTATTCAAGCAATTACTCTTAATACTCCAGATAATTTAGCTCCTTCTGGAGCAAGTATTCAGATCACAGGTAGATGTAGAAGTTTTAGTTCTACGACAAATCATAACTATACAATAGCCGATTATATTGAGGGCGATATGCGCACTGGATTTGGTGCTGACTTGACTTTTAACATCTCAGGAAATAATTGTACTTGGTATTTAGGTTTATTTTCCTCAGTAGGATTAACTTATGTCCTTGGTACTACTAGTTCTACAAACAATAGATATTTTATACTCCCAAAAACTGGTGGTTCACTAAATTTGAATATAAGTTCAAATTTTACTATTAATGGTGGTACCTGTACACTCGATAGTTTGCAGCCTTTTAATGATTTAACATTTAACGGTCCTGGCTCTTTAATATTTAATGATAGTTTAACACATAGAAATTTTACAATTAGTACAACTAATTCAAAAAATTTAAATTTAGGAGACGGAATACACACATCTACAGGAACTATATCTATTCCTAGTAATGTTAATCTTACTGTTAATCAGAACAATTTAAACAATGGGTATATTTTAACTGGAGCTGGTCCTACTCATGACTTTACTGGGCTAGCAGTAAACAATAGTTTTAATATTCATTGGCAAAATGTTTGTGATTTTGTAACAAATGGTAATATAAGAAAATTATATATATATACCGGTGCTAGAAGATTAAATGACACCAGTAGCCGTACTATCAATGTTGATCACAGTGTATTAAATGGAGATGATGGACCAGTTTCGGTCATATGGATAGGTGTAACAATAAACATGGTAGATGGCGGTTCCACTGGAATAGATGGAGGAGAGTATAATTTTAAATCAACTAATCTAGTGCCTACAGTTAATTTTTTAGGAAGTTTTAGACTTTTAGGTATTAGTGCCATTACATGTACATTTAGTCCGCCTGCTAATAAGTTTATATTTTTTTCACCAAGCGAAGGTAGTAGTATTACAAATTTTCCATCACTAGACATTGGAGGAGCAACTTTAACAATCACTAATGAAATACAAAATTTGAGTAGTTGTCCCTCAATAGTAAATTTAACAGGTTCAGGAACTAGAATTGTACAAAGTTTTTCATCTAGTTCACGCGCTATTCATGTCAATGTAGCTGGCGGCACATTAGTCCAACTAAATAATATTACTTTGACAGGAAATTCTTCTAGCAATCAACTGCTGATAGGTTCAGGCTCAATTGCAATAGGAGCTAATATTACAGTGGGGAGATTTGTAGTCAGTGGTTCCAATATTATCTTAGGGTTCAGTTCATGGGATATAAATTTAGAATCTAATGGAATATTAGATTATAATGGTTCAGGAGTTAGTTTTGGTAGTGTGGCAGGTTTAAGTAATAATACACGCGTTTATCTAAGTTCTAATAATTCTAGAGGTATAGTTTTACAGGGATCTGGATGTGTGTTAAATACTTCAAATATTAATGAATCCAATGCACTTAATTTACGTTGGAATGGAGCGTTTTCTGCTACATTATCGGAAAATTCGTCATGGTATAATTTTTGGAATAGCACAGGAACAGGTGCCAATGGAACAGGATCTCATGGATGGCTTACTAATATCACGCCAACCATTAATATTTACGGAGATCTAAGAATTA